ATTGAGAATAAAAATACTCAATACAATCGGGCAAGTGAGAAATATCTCGACTAACCTTACTGTACCACATTAATATTCCTCGTCTTCGTAACCCATATTATCTTCGTCATATGGCTCGTCATCATCCACACCTTCTTCTTCGACTACTAATTTAATAGCGTCATCTAAATGTGTGTCGTAGCCTGTATAACCGGATAACGTATCTGCGCTAATATCATTGCCTAACAAAAAATCGACATATTGGTTTGCGGCCATGTCTTTATTTTTCTCAGGAATGTATTCACGAAACAAATCCCAAACTGTTATGATTAGATTTTCATCCATTTGCTTCATCTTCCTCAGTAATATTATCTGTTGTAGTTAAAGATTCTGCCGCCTTGGCATCCCACTCGTTCATGATAACGTGTAGTTTATCTTCAGTCCAATTCTTACGGAACTCTGCAACAATCTCACCAGTTTCTTTGCTGGTGTATGCTAATTTATTCCCGACTTTAGATAATACACCCATTTTCTCGAACATGTCAACCAAACCGCTTGTAGGGCTCATACCAGTTGAATATGGAATCTCAACTTGAACACTTTCGAAAGGTTTAGCGTAACGTGTTTTCATGATCTTACATGCTGAACGGATACCTAATACGTCAGATACTTTGTTACCATCTGCGTCAGTTTTCAGTTTAAGTTTCTTCATAGCAACAACAATACTTGATGCGTAAACGAAACCTTGACCACCACTGATTTTATCATCTGGATCAAACATATCCTGACTTGCGTATGTATGATTTGTACAAACCATACCTACATTGTAGCTACCAAACATATTAACACAGTTACGAACAAGACTTGTAAGTGCTTTAGGTTTACGGCCCATATCACCTTTCATTTCACCTGCTTCAAACTGATTAACGTCTGTTGGAGTAAGCAACATACCTAGCGAGTCAATAACAAACATAACCTTAGGACGTTCGTCTTCAGGCATTGTTTTATATTCTTTCATAAACTCTGAAATAGTTTTAGCTACGTCATCGATCATGGCCATGTTAAGTTTTAGCAACTTTTCATCGCTAATATCAACACCTAAGTCTAACAACCACTGCTTGTCCAAAGCATTTTCGCTATCAATTAATACAACGTAAATGCCTTGTTCTTGTGCGGCTTTAATAATGTTACCTGAACAGATATACGATTTACCTGCTCCTGATTCGCCCGCAAATACCGTTACTTTGCCTAGTGGAACTCCTTTAAAGAAGTCACCAGAAATAAGGTAGTTGAGTGCGTAATTGCCCGTTGAGATCCAATCTGTTGGATCATTGAAGCCTATACCTAAGCCGTCGATCGACTTAGTGATAGACTTACGGAACTTCGAAATATCGAAGGCTTTTCCCATAGTCTATCTCCTAAATTATTTTTGACGGTTACGAATCATTGCAAGAATGTCTTGCGCTCTTGCACTTGCTTCACTGCCGCTCGACGCTGGTGCAGTTTTCTCTGCCACAGGAGCCTCTTCAGCAACTTTAACTGCGGGTGCTGATGCCGCACTCTCAAAAGGGACATCATCTTCATCCACGGTTGACGCTACTGGTGCCTTAGCAGTTGTAGAACCTGTTGCAGATCCACTACCGCCCATACCTGCTGGCTTGTAGTATTGGCCCCAACGTTCCATGTCAAATGCTTCACCATCTACTGATGCTTCAAACATTTCTTTGATGACTTTGAGTTCAACATCGCCTGGCTTCTTAGGCAAGAAGTCTTTGAGGTTGAACAAACCATGTTGTTTGATTGCGGCTTGTTCTTCATCGCTCAAAGCACGTTCACGACGAGCATACTTAGATGTTGAATAGTCAGCATATCCGCCTTTGCTTGTTTTAGCAACACGGAAATCTACGCCACGTAGATAATCTGTTGGCAAGTCTTCCATATCTGGATCCATTAGGGCGGCCTTAACAATGTTAAAGATTTGGCTACCAATGATAAATCTACGGATTGGATTCTCTGGAGTTTTGTCTTCTTTAAGAGGACTGTCAACTACAAAGCCTTGGAACAAGTAACTACGCTTTTTCCAATACTTACGACCCATAGTTTCTAAGCTAGGATCTTTAAACCAAGGACGTACCTCAGTTAGGATTGGACAAGTCTCGCCCCACATTTCCATACAAGGAACTTGTACTTGAACAGGCTTGCTTGATGTTTCGCCCTTTACGCCTGCAAACGGCAATTTGATCATTGCACGTTCTACCCAAAAGAAAGTGTTGTCGCCGTTACCGTCTGGTAAGAAACGAACAGTTGCTTCTGAGTTCTCTGGAATATTCCAATGGGGATAAATTGCGTTGTCGCCACCACCAGTGGATTGCCCACCTTGACGATTTTGTGATTCTTGAAGTTTCGCACGAATTTCTGCTAAAGATGCCATAATGTTTCTCCTTAATTAAATTTTATTATGCCTTTATTTGCCTCTCTTTTAAAGCCTACTGACTATAAAAGAAAAAGTGCATACATGTTATTGTACGCACTTTTATTTATCATTGCAACCTCTATGGTTGCTAAAATACGATTATTTTTTTGCCATAATATCTTTTTTGACTTTGCCTGCTATCTTTTTAGCAACTTCGTCGGAATAACCAGATTTCTTAGCGTTGGCAACAACTCCGGCAAAACCTTTGTTCTTACCAGTATTTGGTTTACCTACATCGCCAGTACCTTTTCTAGCTTCGTCATACTTGTTATGTTTTTTACGGATAGCATCCATCTTTTTTTCGCTGGCGCCTTTTTTTGCGGCCTTTGATAATTCTGTCATTCCGTCGCCGTACTTTAGCCAACCTTTAGCGGCACGGCTCATTGTTTTCTTTTCAGCTTCAGTTAGTGGAGGTAGGCCTGCAAGTCTGCGCATAGATTCCATTTGCTGGCGACTTTCAAACTCACGTTTAATTTCTTCTTTTTTAATTTGAAGTAATTGCTCTGCTAATTCGCCTGCTTTTTCGCCATACTTTTTAGTAACTTCGATCTTGATAGCTTCGTCGCCACGCGGTACTGTACCGACTAATTCTGGGTCAACACCGCGATTGATGCTAGTCATAACAATACGAGCAATTTCAGTCATTGCATTTTTTGGTAACGCACCCTGATCCATATCTTCCATTTCAACGCCGCCGGTATCTACACCTGGTTTGATTGATCCGCCTTTGGCTTGTGAGCGTAATTTATTTAAGAAGGAGTTATCATCGTCTTCTTCACTACCTGCTCCTGGAATTTCTCCAGTCATGTCTGCGCCTGGCATACGATGTTGGGCCATAGTATCTTCGCCGCCACCTTTTTGCCAAACACGTTTAGCAATAAGTTCAGCTTTCTTTTCATCATCGATAAAGTTTGATAATTCGCCGTACAGTTCTGGCCAATCTTTAACTTCACCTTTTGAAACACGATTTAAAGCATCACGTGTCCAATCTGGTAAATCTTCCGCACTTAAATAGTACCCGCCTTCTGCTAATCCTTGTTGACCTTTTTGTTTTTTTAGCATTTGAACTGCAAGGTCATAATAATGTTGACGACTCTGTCTAGGAAGATTGGATTGAAGATCGTATTTTTCTAATTCATTTGCATAATACTTGATCTCATCTTCAGATGGAGCATGGTCTTTTTGTAGTTGGCGCTGGAATTTCATTGCTATGTTTTTAGCTTCTTCTTCTCCAAACTCATCAGTCCAGTATTTGTTTGCGGCGGGGTCTATAGTAAGTGTTTGCCCATCCCAAGTGCCTATCAATCTACCGGCTTTATTATAATATTTGCCGTCGGGTTGCAGTCCCGGTGTTGTGCCTTCCTTAACATCACGGCCGCTGTTCTTGGCTAGTGTTTTAGGATGACTGATCTTACCATTAGACTCTTCATCTTCTAAATCTTTTAGCGTTAATCTTGGCTTGCCTTGTTTGTCGCGCTGATATGTAGGAACTTCGCTAGGTTTAGGACCTTCTGCAATTTCGGCAGTCCATTCTTCAAACTCTGTAAATTCTTTAACGTCCTTTTCGCCATGTACTGGGCACTCATCTTCGTTATCATCACAGGTGCATGACTCGGTTGTAATATCGCCTGCGCCAGCACCGCCACCGTCTGGCTGTTCTGGATCATATCCGCCGCGACCTTCGCCTACATAATCTTCTAGATCAACTGTCGATGTTTCCTGCATTACTTTGAATAGTAGTGGGAAGTATTGTGTAAGATCTTCTTTGTAAGAGCTAACAGTAAATTTTGATTTGTAGTCTTCAATTGTTGCGGCATCAATATCTGTAAATTCTGCGATAGCTTCTTCTAGACTTTCGCGCCATTCTTGATAGCGTGTTTGTTTAGTAATACTTTCAATGGTATTACGTAGTGAACTTAATTTTGTACCAACACGGTCAACAATACCACGAGCTTCGTTTGTTAAACTTTCGACATTACCGACTTGACGTTTGAATGTGCTCAACTGTCTAATTTGTTCGCTCATTTGAACGATTGCAGTTCCGGCAGTATCAAATGGTGTACCACCGTTGGCCACGTGACGTTGCATTGCCTTAGCGCCAGCCATATGAACGAACGGATATTTAAAACGCTCGCCTGCTTCATTCTGGATGAAGATTGATTGGATATTGTTGCTACGGCTACGTGCTCCTCTATCTTCGCCTACTTTATGATTGTGGCGAACAATTAAAAGAGTTTTTTCTAGTGGACGATAGCTACTCTTTGAGCTACCATACATTGTTGATTCAGTGGTCATAGTTGCTTCCTGTGGAACTGTTGGTTGTGTTGCTTGTGTTTGTTGTGCGGCCTGCTGTTGTGCAAGATACGCAAAATCATTCTTATCTAAATTGCCTTTACTAATATCGCGAGTGTCAAATCTTAACATTCTACGTTTAGCAAATTGACGCATTTCTCTTAAAAAATCAAACCAAAATTGTTGTGTTGTAGAATCTCTATCTTCCACAATACCTTGGCTGTAGTAAACTTTTAAAGTTCCTACATCATTTATGCTAATGCTTACTCGTCCTAAATTTACATTTTCGACAACAAAGTCGAAGTCGAAAAAGCGAGCTTCTTGCGGAACTACAGTAACGGCGCCACCTTCTCCGCCCATTTGTAGGTTAGAAAAGCGGCTACGGACCTTGTCAAAAAGATCTTGGGATATAAGTTCTAAAGCATTCATAATGTGTATTTATTAAAAACTGCTGACGTAAATGGGTAATGGGAGCTCCATATCTTCATTTACATAGTCGTGCATAGTGTCGTAAATTGTTGGATCCCATTCTTGTAACTGCATAATCATGCGAATTGCTACCAACATAGCAGAAATTAAGTCGTCAGGCTCTTCGTTTTTGCCCCTAAAGCTAGTACCATGGGCGATAAATGTTTTTAATTGGCTTATAAAACTTTGGCTTTTAATTGAAAGTTTACTACTTTCGATCAAATGTTTTAATTTAGCACAAGTAGCAACTTTGGCTTTTTCAGTAGTATTATAGCCCTTGCGATATCTTCTAACGTGACCCTTTTTAATAGGTTCACTAAGGAACATTCCTGGGAACGTTTCTTCGCCTAGCTCGCTGATAGCAACCAGCGCGGCTTCGCCCACTGTGTTATTTTCGACTGAAAAATACATACTCGAGTTTGTGCCTCTTTCTTGGCAAGCATCTTCTATGAATCTACAGATATCGCGCAGGATCTTTACTTGATTCTGTATAGGAGTTAAGTTGTGATGCCATTCGCCTACCTGTATCATCGTAGGAATTTCAATTACTTCAATGGCCGCATAGTTCCCGCCGGTGCCCAAACTAGGATCTAAGGCAATAACGTATGTGCATTTTGGATCAATTTTCTTATACCAACGAGCTTGCCCCATTTTAACTACTGGTTCAGTTCCGGCTAGTTGTGTCATAAAAATCGAACTGATCAGTGTTTCATCGTAAACTAAGAACTCACAACCGTACTCACGACGGAACCGTTCTTCGCCAATACGCCCCATCTCAACTTGTTTCCACTCTTCGTCTCGATCGGGGTGATCCCACCAGTTCGATTTGTATCCGTGGAAGCCGTTAACTCCTAGATTGTCTTCTCTTACATTACCAAACTCGTCTTCAATTTTAATAGCACCAAACCAAATTTCAGCAAACTGATCTTCGTCTGAGTTAGGAGTTGATGTGATGATCGCCTTACCACCAGTTGCTAGTGTAGGAGATATTGAAGTCCAGAATTCTTTGGCAATGTTAGGCGGAACGAATGCAAACTCGTCACAGTATAGTAATGATATAGACATACCACGACCTGTGTTTTCAGTTGTTGTCTGTGCAACAATACGTGATCCGTTGTCAAATTCAATTGACTGTTTGTTATAACTTGTAACACCACAGCGTATATGATCAGGACATAATTCGTATGCATAACGAATACGTTGCATAATTTCCTGAGCACCTGTATACTTGTGTGCCGCGATAAGAATAGTTTGATCGGGCTTGAACATAGCATACCACAACAAATAGCCTACGGCCGTTGTAGTCTTACCCGACTGACGTGGAAGCATGTTTACGTTGAAGCGATAATTATGTAGG